GCGTGATTGCCTCCGACACCACCGACAATGCAGACCAGCGCCTCGCGGTCAACTATTATTTTGAGAATTCTGTCCGGCGGAATCGGACAGTCAGACGTCGACGGCGTCCGCGAGCGCATCGCTGCCGAAGTCGCAGCTGATTGGCTCGGCCTTCGCCCCCACGTAAAGCTGCGCGAGGATGCCTGGGCTCGTGAGCTCGGCGTTGCTCAGGTACTGGTCGAACTTGTCGCCACGCAGCCAGAGCTTGGCGATCCACGGCGTGAGCGGCGCCTTGCCCGACTGAGCCGCGGCCGCGTCCACGTAGAGCGCGAAGAGCGCAGACGACTCCTTTGCGGCGCGGTCCCAGCGGTGCGCCACGAGGCGGATGTAGTTGCCCGAGATGCCGCTCGGCAGGGTGAAGGTTTTCTGGAGAGCCATAGTCGTCAGGTGTATTCGGTGAACTCGACCGAGAAGCGCGCGTTGCCCGCGGGCACGTTGGTCCCGTCGAGCGTGGTCACGCGCACGACCGCGTTAGTACTTGAATTGCCAGCCGCATCGAAGTCATAGGCCGCGACTAGATTCGCGTCGGACGCGCATTGCGCGGTGCCGATGTCAGGCTTCGCGACGAAGCCGCGGTTGGTTAGCGCGACGTTGAAGGTTTCGGTGAGTGCTCCTCCGGCGAGCGAAACGACGACGGAGTCGGAGAAGATGACATTGATCTGTCGCGTGCTGCTGCCGCCGCCGGTCTTGATGCCGGTCGTCGTTACGTCGGTGTCGTTGTAGCGGGAGATCGTCCCGGTGCCATAAACTGCCGTCCCGTTCGCATTGCCGACACTAGTCCAAGCCGATGCTGTGCCGGTGCGATTGACTGCCCGCACGCGCACGTAACCAGCCGAGAGAGTTTGGCTGTAGAGAAAGGCGTATGGGTCGCGCGTGCGATATGGAAGATCAGGACTGTCTCCGCCCCACGTGTAGTTAACTGCGGCGTCGCTGTCGGTCCCAGTAGCTTTCACCTCGTAATATGCAAAATCACTCTGCGTATTACTGTCCCAACTGACGCGGGTGCCGAATTGAAACAGCGTAGTTCCCGGAACGTAACGCGGCTTCACGCCTGTCGTGCTTAGCGTTGCGCCAGTCGGGGCGGTCACGCTGCCCGAGTAATTGGGCGCCGTGCGCGAAAGCGTGGACGAGATCGAGCTTGCTGCGTTTGAGAACGAAAGCGCGCGGGCCGCGAACTCGTAAGCGACGCCAGGGAAAAGGTCGTCGATGGACGCCGCGATCGAGCCAAAAGAGAGTACGTTGGCAACGACCCATTCGCTCGCTCCGCTGCGCCGATAGAGGATCTGAAGCACCGCGCCGCCAGTCGGCATCGCTGGAGCCGTGACCGTGATGCGAGCCACCGCGGTGCCATCGCTCGCGAGGTATGTCGTCTCGCTGACGTAGGTCGGAGCGTTGGGCGTAGACGGCGCGGCGCTGGAGACAGCGCCGGCGGTGATCGCGACGGGAGTTGCCTGCACGCGGGGCGCGAAGCCGGACACATTCTCGAGCGCGTCGTAGGCGTTGACCCAGTAGTAATACGTCGTGCCAACCGTCACGTCCACGTCGACGAAGCGCGAGGCGTCGACCTCCGCGATCTTGTTCGTATTCGCGTTGGCCGGCGTGACGCCGGTGGTGTTGCGGTAAATGCCGTACTCGGAGAAGTCGGGCGCGGTCGAATCGTCCCAATCGAGGCCCACCGCGGCGCCCGTGCCGATGGTCGCAACGAGGTTCGTCGGAATGCTCGGCGCCACCGTGTCCTTCTGCACGTTGACCGTTGCGGTCACGTAGGAAGTCGAAACCTTGAAAAAGCTCTCGCCGAAGATGCGGACGTTGTAGGTCAACCCGATCTTCACGTCGCTCGAAATGTAGTCCGTCGTCTGGTAGCCGGGGACCGTGTTCCACGTGAGGTAGGTCGTCGACGTGCCCTCCTTGTATTCGATGCCGACATTGCCGCCGGCCTGGATGAACTCCTCTGCCGGCGCGGACCACGAGACGAGGATGCGAGGCAGCGCGGTGCCGTCAGCCTGGATCAGCTGCGTCGTGCCGTCCGCGGTCAGCGTGAGGTTCGTCGGAGCGGAGAGCGTGAAGGGATCCGGCAGCGTTGTGTTCGGCGCGTCGTCAACGTAGATCTCGTCGTTGACGGTCCAGTCGTAAACGGTCGACGCCGTCTCGCGCAGCGTCATCTCGATCGCCAGCTGCGGTGGGTTGCCGTCGCTCGCGAAGTTCCACTCCATCACCTCGAAGACCTTCTGGGTCCAGCCCATCTTCGAGTTGGTAATCATCACCGTGTCGCCGGCTCGAACCTGCATCGCCTCCAGGCGGAAGCGCGCGGTCATCGTGATCTCCTCGCGGGCGCGCCGAAGCTCAATCACGGCCAGCCGCTGGGCGCAGGAAGGCGAGGTCGTGAACGGCAGCGCCACGTCGCGCCAGTAGCGGATGCCGGAGTCCTTGGTCACGTAAGTCGCCGACGTGATCTGTGGGAAGTCGGACGGCTGCCAGTCGTTCTCAGGCGAGACGTAGACGCCCTTAACTCCGTTCACGCGGTCGCGCGCGGAAGTCTTGGTCTGCACCGTCATCTGGCCGGCGAAGTGCTTCTCGGTCAGCGTCACGGTCGGGATCCGGTAGCCGGCTGCGTAGACCACCACCTTGCCTCCCGAATAGGCGATCAGTCCGCCCATCGCAGAGATAAGCTTGCCGATGTTCTCGTCCGGCGAGGCGCTCGTGTAGAGGACGCCGTTGGCCTCGTAGCGGTTCTCGTAGGTCGCCGGCGAGGTGACCGGCTTGATCTCGACTTGCTCGTCGCAGATGTTCGCCGCGGCGTTGATTGCGGTGTCGTCGATCTCGGCCGAATCCATCGCCATCCCCAGCGAACTGGTCAAGTAGTCCCGCAGGCAGAGCGCAGGGTTCGCCGAGTAAGCCGTCGTCGCCGTGCGCGGGTCGTAGACCTTCTTGCCCTTGACCACCGCGGAGATATTCGGGATGCCGCCGGTCCAGACCTCCTGGTTCCAGACGAGCTGGACGTAAATGTAAGCGATGCCGCGGAGTCGGTGGTCGCTCGTCCACTTGCCGTCGGTCAGGCCGGAGGTCGCGGTTTCAAGGTTCGTCTCGACCGTCTGCGTGTCGCTCCCGAGCTTCTTGTAAATCTCGGCGTAGCCCGTGAAGCGGCCCTGGGCGGCGCTGCCCGCGCCCGTCAGCGCGAGCTCGTCGTTGAAGTAGACGTCGCCGATCTCCTCGACCTCGTGGCCGGCAAGCGCGACAACGAGGTGCAGGTACTCGTTTTTCGTTCCGGTCGTCGAGATGTAGACGATGATGCCCGAGGTCTTGGTCTGGCCGTAGATGATTTGTCGCGCCGCGATTGGCGAGCGAGTCATTTGCTGGCGATTATTTAGAGACGGATCGCCAGCGCTTGGCACTTTGGGACCAAGCAATTTGCTGGCCCCCATTGACGCGCCAACCACCGCAATGAACTGCACGACCTTGGCAGCCAAAACGATTGTGGCAGCAGTCAACTTCACGCCAGCCGCAAAGGCCGCCTTGGCAATCAAGTTTGCAAAAAACGCGACAGGCATAATTAGAAGCGCAGGCAGGTTGCTCCGTTGAGATCGAAAAAGTCCAACCCATCGCGCCCTACGAATGCGGCAGCGTCTCCGATGCAGATACCAAGACCAATGCCATTGCCCACGTCGCGAGCGATCACGTCACCGCGGCGAGCTAGGCCGATCCGAGTTGGATTAAGCCCTAGCTCGCGCGCTAGCTCCAGAATCCCGCCGGCCTTGTCGATGATGCGCTGCGCGCCGATGCCGCTTGAGTAGGTGCCGCGGTAGTGTGCCGCGGGATCTCGGCCCGTCGCCCGCGCGACCCAGTCCGCCGCGAAGAGGCAGCAGTCATTCGAGCCCCATGCGAATGGCTGGTTGCGCCGATCCTCGATAAAGCGCGCAAGCTCCGCTGCAATGTCTGGCAATCTCATTGGTACTCAGTTGGGCCAACATTGCCACCATCATCCCAGTTTGTGCGCTGGGTCGTATTGGGATTGCCCCAATACAGCGTTTTATCTTGAATTGCATTTAGGAACTCAAGTCCAAGATCGCCTGGGAAAAGCGCGGTTTGTTCTTCGTGCGTGTAGCGCACTTCGCGCGGGCGCTTGAAATCGACGAGCCGGTTCTCGGCCGTCATTGTGATCTCGGCAGATTGACCGTCATCCGAAATCTGCATAACATCCATCCTGCCTCGAAACACAGTAACTGGAGATGCGATGATTGCTCCAGACGTTGGAGACACAGCTCCAAACAAAATGCTGCAATCTCCTCCTTGGTAATCCTGAGTCAACGCAAGTGCGACATTGGCCGTAGGAACGCCGGACAGCCGCATTGAGATTCCGCGAGCGGAAAGATCAGTCGTCTCCTCAATTGGAGAGATTGTTCCGAGCGTTCCGATGCCGAGATAGGTCGCGCCTCCATACGAAAGCGATCCATATCCGCACCACAATCGCGTGTATTCAGTCGGAAAGCTCAGAGACACCAATACGATTGGCGCAAGCTGCACCGTACTAACCTCGGTCACCATATCGGCCGACAGAGATCGGCCTGCGGTTGTTATGCTCATTGCGCGACGTCCTCCACGATTGAGAAGGTAATGCCGTAGATGTTCGCGAGCTCGATCGACCACTCGGTGCGCGGTTCTCCCAGCCGAAAGACGCCCTTGGCGTTGGAGTAGGTGATCGAGGTTCCGCCCGTGTAGCTCGAGCGCAGCACCGGGAAGAGATCGACGCTGCTCGAGGAGTTAACCTGGACGACCTTGTAGAGCGAGGTCGAGATCTGGAGCCAGTCGCCAACCGCGAAGCTGCCGGTCGCGCCGGAGATGCCCAGCGTCGACGTGTTGGCGGTAGCGCTGCTGACGGTCAGCGTGCCGGTCACGTTGCCCCGAGCTGAGGTGTTCGCGTAGTCCTGGAAATAGAACGTGCCGCGCTGCGCTGCCAGCAGGAAGCCGATCACCTCCTCGGCCGCGGCGCGCGTCATCGGCGGGCACTCGACCGAGCCCATCCACGCCTGCCCCGGCCAGTTGTAT